CAGATTTCTGGGGGCATGTGGTTCCGCAACTAAGGAGATCCAAATGAGCACTAATCAGACTAAGTTTCGTAATAAATTACTAACCGCGTCTTTTGGGGGCTCGTTCCCCTTAGCATTCTCGAAAAGGTCAGCTCGTAAGAGTTGGCTTTTGACGAATGGCGGGCTGCGTCTTGAAGCTGTGTTAGCAATGACCAACGTTGAGATGGATATAGCTTTTTGCTACCTCTATCGCTCTGTTGACTCGTTGCTAGCACAAATTATCGAGCTCAGGAATGAGCGCGACAATGACCTTCATGTGTTCGATTTCACCTTCGGCAAGCTGCATGATTTGGCGCGCGAAAGCACGTCAGTCAATTCTCTCGTAATACAGAGGAATGGCATGTGGCAAGCTGTTAGCCAAGAACGTCTGAAACTGACGAAAGTCCGTTAAAGAAATACTTGGGGACAAGTTTGGTAAGGCGTGAGCCTTGCTAGGTTTGTCCGTGTCGTCGATGTGTTCATTTACGTTCGTGTTAATCTCTCCTAACACCCCGTACTTTCCTTAACTGGAGAGGAAAGGGTGTATATGGATGATTATACGAAGGAAGTTACGTGGCAGAGCGTCATCGAAAAGAACCAAAGAGAAAAGTCCCTCTTTGCTCCTACGGAGTGGGTTGGTTTCGTTGCTCGTATTGACGATCAGCCTGTGTGGCGACTTGATCCGAAATCTATTTCAGATTTTGAACTCAAGCCTTTCATACTGGGCGACGTTGATAAGAGCAGCAAGCTGACCTTCTTCCTGGAGCTGAGTGTGGACCATCAATTTGGACTTGGCGATTCTTTGCAATTGGAGATGAGATGGAAGAGTAAGTACTATAACGCTGTAAAGCGCCAATGGCACATGACTTTTCGACCCACTTCAATTTTCGTCTTGGTTCCCTTTGTTAAAAGCATTCCGCAGAAAGGTAGATTAGAGATTAGTTCAATCCCTGATCTGCCCTATGTGAAAGTGCCTTTAGGTCGAAGGCCTAAGACGGATCTGCGAGCTATTCATAGAACTATGAATAAGCTTCTTCGGTCACCTAAGAATATCAAAGGTGACCGCTCGTACGGCTTCCGTGGTGGTAAAGCTCCGATCTATCCTATAATTCAGAATGAGGTTGTCTTTGATGCCTTCTTTGGCGGAAATAATCCTCCCGAGTTTTCGGGAACACGGACTGTTAACCGTTACTGGAAGAACATTGTAGGCACTCGCACTCCTGGGTTTAGGCGGATTAGGGGCCGTCGTCTACCGATTAATGACGTAGACATCACCATCATCGAAACCAGAGATGATCCGTCGTACTACTATCTGACGGAGCCCACGGTACCAGTAAACAACCGCTGGTACTATGGAACATCTACTGGCACGTACTATGACGTACCACCGCTGCCGTCTTTTGACAGCAATGTAACAAACAGATGTCTTTCTAAAGCTGAAGAGCGTGCTGGAATGGACATTCAAGCCAACATAGCGCAGGATGTGGCACAATTTGGCCAGTTGAACCGTCTTATTGGCGGAACAGCTAGACGAATCGCTACATCCATACACGCTGTGAAAGCGAGAAACTATTCTGCTGCGGTCAAAGCGCTGACGGAAGACCCTCATAAGTATCATGGATTAAGAAAGCGACTAACCCCAAAACAGAGTGTAGCTGATAATTGGCTAGCTCTGCAATACGGTTGGAAGCCCTTGCTCCAGGATATAGATGGACTTATGAGGCTCCTATCACAAATTGTGACAGGTGGTCCTCAGGTGGTTCGCGTTAAAGCACGGGCAGAGGGCGAAAAGCGCTATACCTACGAACAAGGTCCATTCGTTGCTGGTCAAAAACCGGTACTGATGGAGGTTATGAGAAAAGACCAATGCAAGATCAGTCTTTCTTATACCTATAGCAGTCACTTAGTAACCTACCTGCAGCAAGTGGGTTTCACAAATCCAATAAATTTGGCTTGGGAAATCCTGCCTTACTCATTTGTTGTGGATTGGTTCGTACCGATAGGACCTTACTTGTCGAGCATTTCTGCTTATCAAGGCTTGGTCTTATTGAATGCGTGCCAGACACAATATGTGGATGAGGTTATTTCTGGTCGATTTCAGCAATTCGGGACATCTTTTGGGTTCACGCTTGAGAAGGGCGGAAGCTATTTTCGGCACGCAGTGATAATTAAACGGAGGAGTTTACTTAACTTCCCCGTGAAAGAATTGCCGCATGTCAAGAATGGTTTTTCCGTCGGTCATTCGCTCAATGCAATAGCCTTGATGACTACCGCGTTTAAACGCTGAGACGATCTTCCTTCAATGTAACACAATTACTAAGAAAGGCAACCTATGTCTGCATTAGCAAACATTAAAGCAACGAGTATCTTGAATGCCACCGGTGGTGCTATCGCTTTTACGAATAGTGCTACCGTTGGATATAACAAGACGTTCGTCCCCGATGGTCCGATTGCACCGGGGGTACAGCAGTATAGTGAGCGCTCCGGCTCTTACCCTATTGCGTTTCCGAAGTACACGATAAGCGTGACTCGCCCTAAGGCGGGTTCGCGCGTATTTCGTATTAAGGAAAAGGTGGTCGTTCCTACGTTAAATGTAACTTCCCCGACGACAGGTTCCGGTATTCAGCCGTTGCCCAGCGTTGGTTATAATTGCATTATGACGCGGGAGTTTGTGATCCCCGAGGCCGCCACTGCTGCGGAAAAGCTCCTTTTCTGGAGCTATGTCCAAAGCATGAATGCGTACTCGATCGCAGCAAGTGATAGCTCACCGGTAGATGATACCGGCGCGCCGATTACTGCTGCGGTTCTGGACGGCGAAGTTCCTTACTAGCCGCCTTTAGGGACCGCAAATATGACCACGAGTAGATGCTCTAGCACTACCGCATCCCCTCTGAAACTAGAGGGGAAGTCTAAGAAAAGTAAACCTTTCTTAGAATACCGCGTACCCCGTGAGGTCGAACCTCATGCCATCAAGTTGTTCCTTGAAGCTTTAGATTGTCCTCGTGCGCTGACTGTTCTGATTCTTTATGAAAATAAGGAATATGAGCAGCTGGCTAACTTGGATTTCTCACCACATCTCTATTCACATAGGGATGCGATGGCTTCGGCCTACTACGCTACCTCTTTGTTATCGAAGTATCAGGATTTTGTTATCCCTGAGATCGACAGAGAAAAGGCGGCGTTCCAAAAGTTCTTGGAGTGCGAAAGCACATGCAGGTCTACTAATAAGCGCTTTAGGAATCTTAGCTGTGACACCCTTTATACAGGTGCCACCGTTTGGCTGCATGATGCAGTTAGGCGTAAAATTAGCGAGATTCTTGGGGTGTTTACGTTCGAGGAATTTCTTGATTGTGCTGATTGGGGGCCGGGAGCCACCACCTTATTAAAGGGTGATAGTTCCTGTGCTGAAAATAAATTCCAGAATGAAAATGGAATAACGCGGGATCTTTTCAGCTACCTAACTTTGAATGATGGTACGCTTGCCTTAGAACGGTTTTCACCGCTTTGGGGTCAGCAACTATCTACTCACCAGCCTAGTTATTCATTCCAGGTTGGAAATAAGTTAGCGTTCGTACCGAAGAATTCTAAGATCGACCGACCGATCGCCATTGAGCCAGGGTTAAACCTCTGGTTTCAAAAAGCGGTTGGTCAGATGATTCGAAGGAGACTTCGTAAGTGTGGGGTAGATCTCAGTGACCAAACTGTTAATCAGTCGTTAGCCCTTTCGGGCTCGATTGACAACGGTCTATGCACTGTCGATTTTTCCTCTGCATCGGATATGTTCTCGAGGCGCCTAGTCGAAGATTTACTTCCTCCGGCGTGGTATCTCTTGATGGATTCGTGCAGGTCACACTTTGGCTACATCAACGGGTCTCCGACTCTATGGGAGAAGTTCTCCTCAATGGGGAACGGCTTTACATTCGAGTTGGAGAGTTTGGTATTCTTTGCGATGTCCATTTGTTGTATGGAGTATCAAAATATACCTGTTAGTGTAGCGAGGAACATCTCTGTGTATGGTGACGATGTTATCATACCTAGGGAGTCCTTTCAACTGTTCTCTGCGCTGTCCGCTTTCTACGGGTTCAAGATCAATCAGGAAAAGACTTTTGTCAATTCTGACTTTCGCGAATCCTGTGGAGAGCATTATTACAGAGGTGTTTGCGTTACCCCGATCTACCTTAAGGGTAGATTGAATGCTGTTTCAGACCTGTACCGTTTTTACAATTCCGTGCGGAGACTTGCGCGCACAGTAGCTGGTAATTTCAGTTACTGTGACGTAAGGTTCCGTACGTGTTGTAATTACTTGAGAAGTAGGGTTCCGAAGTCCTTGGACTACAGAATCCCCAACTCTCTAGGAGATAGTGGTTTCATCAGTAATCTCGATGAAGCCACTCCCTCACGGGCACGATATGGTATAGAAGGTTATATCGTTCGTGGTCTGACTAAGGTAAGTATACCCTTAGCGTTCGAGGGAGAAGGGCTTTTGCTCAACTCTCTCTGGGGGCTTGAGCGCAAAACAGGCAGGATAAATCCTGTCGCAGTTGGCGACGTTGCTGTAAACTTTGCCTTGGGAAACTTCGCCTACCGGCGAGGCTACTATAGGGTAAAGATAACAACAATGATAGTACGAAGTTGGGAAGATCTGGGCCCTTGGTTTTAACTAGGGCCTGTTCCTGTTAGGGTCACTCCTTTTTTACAGTGTGGTGGGGTTATTCCCATTAACGGTGTTTAGCG